ATATTACATGAAATTATTTATTGATGCCGATAGTATTATGTTTAAAGCTGCTTGTACTCAAGAGACTAAACATGATACAAGAGTCGTAACACGTAAAATAATCGAAGATACTATAGCCGATTGTTTTGCAGATGAAACCTACATTGCTATTAAAGGCAAAGGTAACTTCAGATATGATATATATTCTGATTACAAGTCTTCTCGTAAAGACACAGAACTAGATGAAAAGCTAAGAGAACGTCTTAATGATGCTGCTTCTTATCTAATAAAAGACTGGGGTGCAATAACCTCAAACGGTATGGAAGCTGATGATGTAGTCTGTATATGGGCTCATGAAGCTAGAGAAGCCGATGAACAGTTTGTAATAGCCCACATTGATAAAGACATAAATCAAATTGCTGGTAACCATTACAACTATAACTCTAAACAAATATACTTTGTAACCGATGATGAGGCAGATATAAACTTCTGTACTCAACTACTTATAGGTGATAACGGTGATGACATACCTAAAGTAAAGAAGGGTTATGGTATTAAGACAGCACAAAAAGCTCTTGCTGAAACTACATATGATAATCGTATGGATACTGTAGTTGACGTATGGCAGAGACTTTATGGTAATGGCTGGCAAAAGCAACTTAACATGGTTGGTAATTTGATTTACATGAAGCGTACATGGGATCTTGAGGAGTGGAATTATGAAGATCGTTATACCGGGAAAGCCAATGTCGGCAAACAGAATGGAAGGGATCAGAGCAGTGAGGACAAAGGACGGCAGGAACTTCACGCAGACGTACCCAACCAAGGAGTACAAGCAGTTTCTTGAAAGGTTTCAAGAGGCTGCTGCCGAGTGTAAGTGGGACTTCGATAAAACCTCTTGCATAAAAATAGAATTTAAAGCGTTCTTCAGTAACAAAGCGTCTGATTTAGATAACGTACTAAAACCTTCATTAGACGCTTTGCAAAAAGTATTTGATTGGAACGATAAACATTGTTATGAGATCGCCGCATACAAACACCTTGTAAAGAAAGGCGAAGAAAGATTGGAGATAAATGTTG